CTGGCTAATGCGCTGTTGAAGTAACTCCAACGCTTGGTTCTCAAGGACGTACTGCTTAAAGTTATCCCAATCACCGCAAACATAGTTCTCTTTTAAAGACTTAATAATCGTGCCATTCTCAGTGCGTAATGTTTCAGCACCAATGTCGTTACAGGTGTTCAACATCGCATCTTCTAATCTATTTAACTGATCTTTAAACACGCTGTCTTCTTGCTCAAACTTCTTAGACAACTTCTCTCTCTCGCGTCTTATTGCAAGATAAGTAGTCACCAAGTCATTTGCTTTTACTTCACTCATAGTCCTATCTCCTCGTTATATAAATCAACTAAATTCATATGCGTATCTACCTTACCCTGTAGCATCGCATACAATCTCCTCTCTATTTCCGACCCCTGTAAATGAACAACGGTCATAATATTTTTTTGGCCTACCCTGTCTATCCTCGCAATACACTGCAAATAAACTTCAACACTCATAACCGGCGACCAAAATACTACAGTATCAGCCCTCGTCAGTGTTACTCCATGTGCCGCAGATTGAGGTTGTATTACTAAAGCTCTTGGATCGTCTGCATTTTGAAATTCTTTAATAATCTGGGTACGGTTGTGCGCTGATACGCTCCCATTAATAATGGCAGTTGTAATGCCTTTTTCTTCTAAGTGCTTCGCCACTATATCAATAGTGTGTCGATAGGGCACAAAAATTAGTATCTTGTTAGAGGTCTCCCCAACTACCTCCATCAATGCATTAAGTCTAGGACTTACATCAAACTCGATTACCTTTTTGTTGTCGGTATAAACTGCACCACCTGAAATCTGCAGGAGCTTCGTCATCTTCGCAGCCGCGTTAACAGCAGATACCTCTTCACCTGCCGCTTCAATCAAGAACTCTTTTTTCAATTCTTTGTAATACTTCTGGACATTTTTAGTTAAAGGAACTTCTCTTGTTTGGTAAGTAACTGGCGGTAGATCTAAACAATCATTTTTTGCAAACCTAATCGCAGGCTGTAATACTTTATAAACCGTCTCTTCGCTGTTAATTTTAGGTACCCATTTAAAACGTGTTATTTGGTTCATTACTCGGTCGCGCCAAGCGGATGAAAATTTGGGTACTTTATGTGGCGCTACTAATCTCGCCAGTCCATATGCGTCTACTGGAGATTGTGAAGCGGGGGTGCCGGTTAGCATCCATAAGCGAGTATGAGGCTTTAATATTTTGTTAAGGGTTTTCCATCGGGTAGTTGATACATTCTTGTATGCGTTAGCTTCGTCTACTACAATCAAATCAAAGTTTGCCTCTATGATATCGTCTTTTACAATCCGTACTCCATCGTAATTAATAATAACAAACTCATACCTAGTATTATTAATAATGGCCCTTCGATCTGCGGCAGTGCCGTAAGCTATGCCTGGGGTGCGATGGATACACGTATTGTATATGTCATTCTTCCAAGCTGATGTCATAATAGATAGGGGACAAATAACTAATACTCGTTTAATTATTCCTAAGTTCATTAGATAATCTGATGCCCAAAGCACGCTTGAAGTTTTTCCAGTCCCGGCTTCATTAAAGCAAAAGCCTTTTTTATTAATACTTAGAAATTCGGACGTAATTTTTTGGTGTGCGAAGGGGGACCATCGACCTGTGTATTTATAATCTTTTGTTATAGGGGAGGGCAAAGATTTTTTAAATGTAGCAATGGAATTAAGCTGTGTTAATTCGTCAGGACCCCAATGAATTAGGAGATCCGTTAAATTTTCTCTGGCCTGTAAGATTTTTGTTTTCTTTACAGCTTCCGTTATTCTGTCAACAATGTCATTAGGCACTGTAATCTTTAAAGCTTTATTATTAATAAGTTCCACTCAATGTTCCTCTCTATTGGAACTAACAGTATAATTTATGTTTTAATACAAGTCAACTATTATTTTGCGTGTTATTTGCCGGCAAGATATTGCCTATTTTTTATGGTACCATCAGAGTTTCTGGCAAACGAACGATTTTTAGATTTAGACTGGACAGTCACTCCATCTTTGTTGCTACCACCTTTAGATAAGGCTTTGTTATGGGCAATATCTTTTCCTTCTCGCTTATCTGCTACGCCATTTCCATTCACATCTCTACTTTTTTTGTCCATAGCTCGACGAGCCTTTTGGCGCTCCATTCTTTTCTCGTGCTCGCCCCTTGCTTTTTGTTGTTGATACTCTTTCTTGTGAGGTCTTTCTTTGTTTACGTATGGCATGATAAGTTACCTTCTTGCTCCAATTAATAAATTCATCAACTGTCATGTCTCCTCTAAAGGAATTAACGGCTCTACACACAAGCTGAATGTTCCGTCTATTATACACCCCTCCGGCAAAAATACGGTCAATACTTACGTTGGTTTTAGAGGTTATCCCCCGTACTCGCTCACAAGTTAAGGGCATTCCTGTTAAGGCGCACCTATAGTCTTGCTCCTTCAATATATTTTGTAGCTTTCTTGGGGTTAGATCGGTCTTTCCTTTTGTAGAAAGGAGATGTTTAAAGTAGGCTTTCCAATCCCCATTTTCTCTCTCGTATCTTCTATTTACTTTATTAATGTTTATGCATTCTTGAGAACAACATAAGTATAAAGAGTGTAATGTTTCGAACTTAATTCTACATACCTTACACTTTCTAGTGTACATTATCTTCTAGGCTTATGATGTTCGCATGTTTCCACCGGACACCATCCGCACAACGGCGTGGGGTTAGGTATCCACTCATCTTTCTCATAAGACATTGTAAGTCTATCAAGAGGTGTCTCAAATGACTTCCATGATTTATGAATGTCTTCCCTAGTATACGACTCTTGAACAAAACTATTTTTCATACAGAACAACAGACCGGCTTTAATAGTGTTGACTTCCGGAAAACAAACAAACGCCATGAGAGACATAAGTCTTAATTGTTTTGGGTCAGGATATTTATTACTGCCCGTTTTATAATCAATGATGTAAGCTTGATCTCCGTCTACTATCACTAAGTCGGCTATGCCTCGTACCCATCTGTTCTCATCATCAAAATCACACTGCTCCATTTTCTTAGTGAGCGCCATCTTGTACTCAGGATATTTAGTCCCCGGAATAGCAATCAAAGCATCCACCATCTTCTTAAAACGTAAATAGTTTTTAGCTAACGTTGGCTCAGGGTTATCCTCTAAGTTTTTCTGATGCATCTTGCCAACACTTGTAAGAATAGTTTCAACTTCTTTGTCATCCATAGGAGGTTTATTTAATTGGTTCCACTCAAATACTTTTTCTCTAACTTGCTCCTCAGTCATTCCTAGGTTATACCAATACCCACACATTCTTACGCCACCATCATGCCTGCCTAGAGGTTTATATCCCCCCTTAGCTTTATCAAGTTTAAGTTCTTCATGAGTTTTATTCCAAGTCTTAGATGTTATTCCTTTTGCAATAACTTCCATAGGTTCTCTTACTTGCCCATATTTACTAACATGTTGTCCCTTTTCATTATAAAGTTTATTACTGCGTTTTATATGACCATTTACATAGTTTTCTAATGCCTCATGCACTTCCTTACCATAAATAGTTTGAGGCGTATCTACGAATGAATAGTTCTTTAATATTCTTACCTCTTGGTATTTCTTAGGGCAATTAATATATTCTTTTAGGGAGGAAAAACTCCATGTAAAATCAGCCATTATTTTCCCTGCCCCCGATATTTTTTGTAGCTCGCTTTGAAGCTCTTATTCATGGTAGAGGTCTTGCGTATCTTACCCCCTTGCTGTGTTCGTTTATGAGTTGGTGTATAAGTTTGGACGATATTCCGTTTTACTTTTCTTGGCATTAATGATCCCCTTCAATAAATAAAAAGCATGGGGTGTTTTCTCCCACATACGAGCCCATCATGTTGTAATAGAAATGTTCTAGTGCATCCTCTTCCTCCATCTCATCATCGCGCATAAGCTTGGCTATTACTTTCCTAAAGCTATAGCAAATCTTATCCTCATTATCAATTCCTTTTACTACCCCAATAATACAATCATCAAAGTGATCCATAACTAAAAGGCCATCATACATTTCGTGCAACATCATTTATCCTCTAAAAACTTTTTTCGGGTGTCTACTCCGATAAAGCCACAACTCTGAGGTTCGGTTATATCAAAATCAAATGCATTAACTGTTGCATGGTCTCTCGGTATGTTAGCGTATTTTTCTAACAAGCATACAGAGGCTTTATATTCTGAACAATGCTCAACATAATGTAATTGGGCCTCAGAACAATCATTGAAATTTGATACATATTTTAAATCGTCATAGCTCCCTGATAAACTCACTGCTAAAATGAAAACCCCTTCGCCTATCATATTAAAACCCCCAATAAGTTTGAGCATCTTTGCAGTCGCAGTTAACTTGGTGACAGTTCATACATTTTCTTTTTAACCCTATCTTAATCTTCTCTTCGTCTTCCTTAGTGATATCGTCTTCCCATTCTTGTTTTAGGTGGAATGTTTCTGTCTCAGTCATTGTGCAACTCCTCTAATAAGTCATTGAATGATAAGCTTTCTTTAGTCTCTTCAAATTCTATGCTAAACAAAAATCGAATAGCATCATAGTTATAAACCGAGTGCGTTTTCTGATTATTAAATAGATAATAAGTGTGTGGCTTATAAACTAATTCTTTAAATTTCCCTGTTACCTTACCATGATCTTGAGTAAAAAGACAATGGTGGTGGCCATCGAAGTTAAGTAACATGTTAATACTTACGCCCCTGTTGCTATCTTTGTGCCAGTCATAATAAGTATTAGGTTCTAATTTTAGTATACCCGCATGAAATTTACGTTTCTTATATAGTTTCTTTAAAAATGGATCTAAGCTAAATAGTAAATCATTCGGTAGCCGGATAGCCTTAAAGTTATAATAGTCTATCCAATCTTTAGTGCTATAGCTTAGAATAGTAAGAGTGGTCGACACCTTAGATTTGTGTGGGAGTTTATAATAATTAACAGTCTCCATAGCTATCTCCAAATGCGCCCTCACAGGCAACGGGTAAATCTTTTGCCCAAGTAGGTGCAGTGTTCATAATACCCATGATGTAGTCTAAAGTATTTTGGGCGGTAGCTTTTGTCGATACACATACAATAGCGTCATGAACTGTCAGTACCGGTCTGTGCTTCTCATTAATCTCTATCATCTGTTCGCCTATTACAATCCGTGCCAACGCTTGTACAACATTTTCTACTACGGCACCACCCCATATACTTACCGTTCCTCGTCTAGATTTATATTCAAACCCGTCTGAACCTAACTGTAAGTCAGGGTAGGTAATGTATAGGCCATTAGGTAACTTAATCCCTTTAGGTTCTACTAACAGACATTTGCCTGAGCCTAAGTAATATGGCAGTCGATCCGCCGGCCACGAAGCCATATCTTGTAAGGCTCTGTCGCACTCCTCCCATAACTTAACGACCTCATGATTAACTTCTCGATACAGTTTTACCAGTCGTTTACTTTCTATCTCATTAACTTCAATACCGGCATTAAGTTTTAATACACCCTTAAGCTTGACATGGCCTGTGCCATACCCTAACCCGAGTATACAAGTCTTACCCACTGCGCGTTCTTCCCTATTTCTTTTGTCAATTGTTTTCTTATACACACGAGAAGCAAAGTCACAATACACATCTTTACCTTGTCGATAAAGTTCTACTTGGTCTTCTTGTCCGGCAAGCCAGACTAATATACGAGCTTCGATTTGGGAGGAGTCAACATTAAGTATCACATGATTGTCAGGGGGTAGGATTGCGTTCTTAAGGGCTTTTTTCCTTTCGTCTCTGCTTGGTAAGTTCTGGAAGTTGACTTTGTCTGCTCCACTCCACCGGCCAGTATGTGCGCCATAGTATTTAAGTGGGATAGGAAGTAAGCCATTGTTTCTTCTACCAATATCAATAAATCGTTGTATGCGCGACTCTTCGATCGTAGACTTCGTGCCTAGTCTGACTGCACATAACTCTTGCAGTACAGGGTTGTCGCTTTCTTGGAGTGCAATAAATCCCGCGTCAGTCTTTGCTAATGCGTAGGTTTCTTTCTCAGTAGTTGGGGATATCTTCATAGGCACAGGAATGTGCATGTCTGTTAAAATTTGTGTGAACTGAATGTTACTCGCTAGTTTTTTCCGCACCTCTTCTTCAGTCTCGCAGTCTAATGTTTCCATTAATCCTTTTAACATTGAAGTCTTTTCTTCTTTAAGTTCCTTAAGTCTTTCGCTTAAAAGCGTTTCATTGACGCGCAATATGGGTAGTATGAACATCTTAAGAGTAATGTCGATGAGTTTTAATTCAGGTAGGGGAAAACCTTTTGAGAGGATTTTAAATAGATCGTAGGTAAGTTTCACATCGTTCTTGCAATACTCTCCGTATTGGCGTAGCTCATGCTCTTGAAAGTCTTCTAGTCGTTTACCTATGGCTTGTAAGACTTCGTCTCCTTTCTCGCCTATTTGATATCGCTCGGCTAATACTTTAAGTGAACCGCCGGCTTCTACTCCATGCTTGGCTCTTGCCATGCAGAGTGTATCTAGGTAGGCTACTGGCTCGTGGCCATAAACCCATTTGAGTATTGCTCCGTCAAACTGCGTGTTATGACACATGAGCATGGTGTTGCGCCAGTCAACCGCACCAAGCCCCTTTGATGCCTGTTCCCCCGCATACCAGACGGGCTTGCCGTCATCTATCTGAATTGCCACCCCGATGACTTGAAATCGTGGGTGCAATATATATTCTTCTGTCGTGTACTTGCGTAGGCTATAGCCCTTTGCATAAAATGTTTCAAAGTCAAGCGTTACTACTTGCATAGTTTCCTTTCGTTTTTACAGTGTCCTTTTAAATCACGAGTATGGCCACACCACCACTTCTTATAAAAGAATTTAGCGGGATCGCCACACTTGTGGCATTTCTTGTCTTTTGTGCTTAAGGTATCAATCAAATAATGATAGCACGAGAAACGCGGTAATTCCAATTGCTATTATTGAAACAAAATACTCCCACACTTTTACATCTCGATCAGATAGAGTGTGTAGTTTTTCGTTATCATAATCCTTGTCTCCGTCAGGCCAAACATTCATGTCGTTCTCCTTAAATTTTATTAGCATAAAGTGTATGCTCGTCCCGACAGGGTGCTGAACACCACCGCCGTGTATCTTTTACTGGCTCCCCGCACCACACACATTTCCGTGTACGGTTTTTTGGAACAGAAGTATCTACAGATTTTAAGGTTTCATTTAACCTTTTCTGTATCTCATCATTAGCGTTGTCTATTTCGTCAGCCAATCTTTCATTCCTTGTGCATTATTGTATGCGGTTCTTTTTGCATTTGTGTGCTTTTTCGCTGGTAGAGTAATCAGCCCTTGTTTATCAAAGTCAACTAATGTAGCGTAAGCTACTCCTGTCGCCTGAGATAGTTTGTTTCGACTAAAGTTAGGTCGTTTCTCTTGCCATTCTTTTATTAGCTTAACTGCTTTATCTTTATTTTCTGGTGTCATTCTTAGCCCTTTCATTTTCTATTCGTTTATTAGCATACCATATCATCTTCTCTAGATCTTCGATAAGATTATTCTTGTATAGACATCTTAACAGATATTTCCCACACTGCCACAGTAGTGGTTCGCTATGGAAAAACTCTTGAAGTATGTCAAACACTTCCCACTTGTGTTTAGTATAATGCTTTGGATTGTTTACCTTGTCTTCTTTCATTGTAAGTGTTTGAGTGTAGGCTCTAGTGTGTCTATATTATGTTCATCAATTACTACTGAGAACCCCCCCGCTTGTTTTATCAGGGTTAAGTGTTTGGTTTGTAAGGCCGTTGCTTTGTTGCCGTTGGCTTTACACTCGATCCCAAGAAATAGTCCTTTGTAACACGCTATAATATCAGGAATACCACTTGCACCATACCCCCCTGTTGCGGGCATACAGTAATAAGCCCCCACCTTATCCAAAATACTTTTTACTTTCGCTTTAACTTTTTTTTCAGTTGTAGGCGTATGTTCAAAAATACTTTTTACTTTGTCCTTACCTTTCTTTTCAGGCGTAGTCATATATTTCCTCTAAAAAAAGAGGGGGCGTTACCCCCCGTCTTGTTGGTTATTAATAAGCTACGGTATGAGAACCCTCCATAAGTGGAGGAAGCTCTGCGTCTTCTACATATGCAATTTCTAAAAGCGGTATGCCGTCAGAAGCTAACGCACTCCATAATTCTACACCACCCTCAGTCAACGGAGGTAATGCTACAGCCTCTATTGGTAAGATGATCGGTAACACTGCTGTTTCCTCTAGTGTTGCTTCCAGTGTTGCCACTTCTAACTTCTGTTCTGAGGCTGAATAAATCAATGCACCAAATACGGCTAATACAACTACCGCACCTAGTGTAGTTTTTTGTTGCTTATTTAATTCCATTTCACGTTCTCCTTTAGTTTTTAAAAAAATCTACTGCTCTCTCTACTACTCTCTACTACACATCGCAATTGCCGTTCGGACAGCCGTGAGATAAAATCTCGTCAGCTATATCTTGGGACACTTGTGAATGTTCCTCTTCCACAATCTTATCTTCGATCGTGGTTACAAGTTCTTCGTTCTTTAATAAAAGTGTGAGTTCTGTGATAATTCGCTCAGCCTCAACTCTTTCTACACTGCCGATACTATGTTTGTCTAACAAGACTATAAAATCCATGAGTAATCTACGAATGTCGAGAAATAAATGGCGTTCCATTAGTCCGTCTCCCTTAAATTAATGTCCGGCTCAAAAGTAATGATGTCCTCGTCATCGTCTAGTATTTCAACAGGTAGGTTTTGCTCAAGGTGTGCCAGTACATTGTCGGAGAGTTGCTCTTTTGAATAAGTGTCCATTGAAATACCTTTCTCACTTACGACTACATCACTCCCGTCTTTCATAACCACACTAAAAGTAACCTCTTCAACATAAATATAGTCTACCTCTTCCGTTTTAATCTTAACCATGAGCCACCTCTCTTTTTTTAGTTGGAATATCAGTATCTTCCTTTACTTGAGGTGTGTCAAGTTCCTCTCTTTCCTTGAGCCATAGCTTAAAGTCTTTGAATGCAATCTCAGGCGTTACCTCTTTGTGCCATAACAATTCTAGTATCCCACTCATACCTCCGATCACTCCGAGTAGGTCATGACGGGTGGCCTTATAGATTTCTTGGTCAGCACCAAAGTAATCGTATATGTCTTGCTCTGAGTAATCTATCTTTTTTTCAACAGTCTCCAAGATTTTGCTCATCGTCCTCTCCTATATAATCGTCAATTGTTTTTTCTACTTTCTCTTTCGGTTTGCTTGGTTGAGGTGCATATACTTCCGGTATGTACCAAAACAGATCTTCCTCACTCATCGTTCACTCTCCTTTTTCAGTCGTGCATTAAACTCGTCAATGTCTCCGTCTCTCTCGAAGTCGTACTCCCCCTTTATAACTTTGCTCTTTCGGT